GAACCTGCACCAGTTACAGTATAATGTGTAGTTAAAGTTTTTACAGTTTCAGTTGCTGACGCATCTCTAATAATAACTTGAAGATCAGCAGCAGCAAATACTTTAAAAGTATAATTAAAAGTATCTAAAGTACCATTACCAGAGTAGGAATTTTTTACTGTTGTAGATGATATTGTCATATATTAAAAACCTTTAAACAATGTTGATGGCTTTGTAAACAAAAATTCTTGACCAGAATCCTTCATTCTTTTCTCTATTCTTTTTAGAGAACCTGGAGACAAAGTTTCCATCATTTGATAACCAATTAAATAATCAAATGCTGTCTTTATATAGAATAAATTTAAAAATGGAATATTATCTTTTATAGATAAATACGCTTGTTTTCCTGCTTTTCCACCTTCTCCTTTAATAGCATAGTTTATTGCAGCAATAACCTTAGTAGCTTCAGTTATGAATGGTCCAGTAATAGTTGCTAAAGCACTTGTGGAATTTTGAACATTTCCAAATAAAAAATCAGTATAAATACCTAAACCACCACCTTGAAGCATAGCAGAAAAAAATGTTTTTACATTTAAAGGATCTTTAGGTTTTTTACCTTTAAGTATATCTTTTGCTGACATAGCCATGTATCCAAATAAAACTGATCCACCAACTAATTGTGCCATACCTGCTAGTGCTGCAAATTTTTTACCATCTTTCCATGTACCTTCTCTAAACATAGCCATTTCTCTACCAATCATTTTTTGACTAAATGCAAGAGGGAATGCTTTGAATTGACCCATAAATCTTATAGCTTCTCCTGGTCCAGTTCCTGCTTGTAATCCCATTTTTAACCAACCTCTAGTTCTAGCATCTGGTTCTAGTACAGCATAAGTTGCTCTATCTAAAAACATTCCTAAAACTCTTGTTTTTAGCCTATCTCTAGCCATTTCTAATTGTCTTGCAGACATTGTTGTTTTGCCTTCAATATCTTTAATAACAGAATCTGATAACTTATCTATTTTTTGTGTGTTGAAAAATATTTTACCATCATCAGCTTTATCTACATCCATTTTTCTTATATGATTCCAAACTTTTTCATCAATACCATAATGATTAATTAATCTTTTAAATTCTTTGCCTAAATTTTTGTAAGGTAAATTAGTTTGTTTAGCTACATAGTTACCCATACCAAGTATTGCTCCATCTTTTAATGAGTTGGTCCACCAAGCTAAACCATTAAGTTTAAAGAAAGTTCTTTGCACTTGAGAGTAACCTCTATTTAAAGCATCTCCAGCAGAATATCTTGCTGCTAAATCATAAATAATATTATCATTTATAAAACCTAATTGTTCTGCAATTTCTTTTTTTTGTTTTGTATTTTTTATTTTAGCTAATCTACCCATAGCTTCTGCAAGACCACCAACATAAGATCTACCTTGCCACTTCATTTCTTTAGCATAAAGGTGAATATCAGAAAATGCTGAAATTGTTGCACCACCTAATTTTGCCATAGCTAATATAGCACGAGTAATTGCACCATATTTAGCAGCAGCAAAACCATTAATAGTATTTACAGATCCATCTACTTCTGCCATAAATTTCATATGACCACCTTGTTCTTTCATGAATGCACCAACTGATTCAGCTTGTTCGTCTAATTTTTTTAACTCTGCTGTATTTTTAGCACTTTTTTCTTCTTTAGATAATATTGTTCTTTTTTTAATTAAATGATTTTTAACTAAATCACCTATTTTTTTATAATTATTTTGAGGGTTACTTCCTAGTTTACTAAGCATACCAACATTTTTACCTGCAACATGGAATCCACTAAATATAGATTCTTTTAAATTTTGACCACCAAACATTGCATTATAGTCATACCAATCATCAGAACTTTTAAAATGTAAAACTCTTTTTGCTCCCATTTTTTTAACCATACTTTTTGCACCAAAAGTTTCTCCTGCACTATTAACAATTTGATTTTCATTTCTAATTAGTGAGTGATAAGCATTGTCTAAAAAATCATCTATGTTTGCTTCATCGGTTTCAAAGAATGTTCTTTTATGATCTAGTCTAGGTTTAATATAATCTTTCCATGCTTGTAGGTTTGTGTCTGCAGATCCATTAGATGATTTTGATTTTACATTATTTTTTACATTAATAACGTCTAAAGCATTTCTTAATTGAAAAGGATCTGAACTTTGTCTTACAATCCAACCAGGAAGTTTTTCTATATTTGCTCCATAGTTGTTATATTTTTTTCTTACTGTCTCTGAAAAATCTTCAATAACTTTAGCAAGTTTTACAATGTCACTATTTTTTTCTGTAATAGCTCTACCTTCTCCAACTTCCCAAATAACTTTAGTAACTTTTTTCTCAATATCATTAGTAGCTTTTGCAAACAAATCATCCACTCCTGCTTCTTTTAGTTTAGCATTAAATGATACCACTAAATTTTTATAATAAGAATCTTGAGCTGCAGCAACTGAGTCTCTTGCACCCATTCTTTCCCAGTTACTACCAACAAGTAAAGCTCTCATTCCTTCTGTTGGATTATCTTTAAAGTTAGCTAAATTCCACTCAACAGAATCTCTAATTTTTATCTCATCTTCTATTGCATTTAGTTTGTTAATTTGTTTTTGTAATTTTTCTTTATCTAAAATTTCTCTAGCAACAGCAGCATTAACAGCATCATCTGCTTCTTTTAATTTAGTTTGACTTTCAGCTTGTCTGATTGATTTTAAAATACCTTCAGCTTCATTTGTATTGATACCAGATTTACTTAAAGCATCTTCTATTCTTATTAAACATTTATCTGCCATAATTATTTTCCTATTCTACAGTTGATTCCTTCCATAATAGCATTTTCATAATCTTTTGATTTAGAGTTTATATCCTCTAATGCTTTAACAGATGCTCTTGTTTCTTTACTTTCTGGTAATCCTAAACTTCTTTGTTTCTCAAGTTTAGCAACCAAATTATTTTCAGCAATAAGTATTTCTTGATCTAAGTTTCTAGATTCTATAGAGCTTTGTGCTTTATCTTTATTATATCCATTTACAATTTTATCTTCTAAAATATTTCTAGGTTTTGCACTAACTGGAGAAGTTATCTCTTGTGGTTTATTTGTTATTCTTTGATCAATTAATTTTTCTCTGCTAGTAAATTGTTCTACTAATTCTTTTTCTCTTTTTAATAATTTAGATTTTTCTTTTTTTAATTTCTTTAATTCTGGAGTATATTTAATATTTGATATTTTTCTTTTTGGGTCAAAATATTTTTCTAACATATTAATTTTGTTTTGAACTTCAGTTAATTTTTTATTAACTTCAATACTTTCTTCGTTTACTTTTTTTCTAGCTTTTTCAACTATGTTTTCATCTATTTGTGCGTGTCTTAATTTAGGATTTAAATCAGCATAATCTTTTACATTAACTGGAACTTCTTCACCCAAATCTGCTATTGCTTTTGCAAGTAATAACTGTCTAGTATCTGGATCTACTTCTTCCAATTCTTTCATTATTCTTGAATTTTCTGGATAGTATTCTCTGTATAAACTAAAAGCAGGATCTTCTTGACTTTTAAATTTTAAATTTTTTCTTGAATCTCTTATTCTTTTTTTAAATTTTCTATGAGTGTATGAATCTTTTAATTTACCTGCACCAACATGAAGTCCACCACCAAGAATAGTACCAAATGATACTGCCATAAAACTATCCATTAAACCATAATCAGATTGTTCAGCACTAGCTGCTGCATAAACTAATGGCTCAACAGCAGCAATACCTACTAAACCTTCTATTGAACCCTTCATCATTCTTGCTTTTGTTAATCCATACCTTGCAACTAAACTTGCAAATCTTACTTGACCAACAACAGGAATAAACATCATGGCAAGGTTAATTGGATCTGCCACACTTGCTACCATTGCTGTACCAAATTTTGCAAGTGTTGGTAATGCACCTGTTGGTCCACGTTGGATAATACTTTGTCTATCTCTTTCTTCTTTTTTTCTTTCTACTAAAATATCTACAGTAGATTGTTTTTCATCTTCTTCAAAAAATATTCCAGAATCTTTATATTTTTTATTTAACTCTTGAAATGGTATTAAAGGTTCATCAACATTTCTACTTTGATTTAATTCATATAAACGTAATGAAGAAGATACAGGGTTATATTTCCAGGCATCTTTTGCTGTCTCTGCAAGAACATCAGACAAGTCAGTTGAAAACTGATCAAAGCCTGTTTGCTTTGCGTACTTGTTTACTTCTAAACCGAATCCTATATTTGCCATATTGATTAAGGTGTTTGTTCTTCTTCTTTATTAGTTCTATAAACTTCTAAATCTAATAAAATATTTGTAGTTGGTAATACATGAGAGCCATCATCAAATTTTAATTCTAATAACTCACCTTTTTTATTTTCAACTAAACCTAATGATCCGTCTGGAAAAGGTATTGCAAAAACAATTCCAGAACCATCTGCATTATTAACCCAAACTCCTCTTTCTTGAGCTTGTGATAACATTTCCTCTGCAAGTAATTCATCATTTTCTTTATCAGCAGATTGAAATGAAAACATATCAAAATCTTCTAAATGTTTTTCTTTTATAGTTTCTGCTTTTCTTTGAATTAAATTTATTTGACCATCTGATAATTTATCATTGTTATATCTTTTAGGAATAAAATATGTGTTGTCTGCATTAAATACAAAGTTTTTCATAACTTCATTTGTTGCAGATTCAATAGCATCTTCTTGTTTAGCACCAGACGACATTGCGTTAATCGCAACATAACTAATTATTTCTTGAATATCGTTTAGCTCTTTGTTTGCTTTAGTAGTGTTCATCTTATTGCTAAACATAACTGTGTCTCTTAATTCTTTCATGTTTGTTGCAACTTCTTGTCTTATACTGTTTTTATCTAAATCATAATCTTTAACATATTGATCTAGTATTGTTTTTTCTTCTTTAGTGTCTATGCTCATTACTTTGGTAGCAAAATTTTCATCACCTAAATAAGAAACAAGTTTAGCAGTAACAGGTAAACCATTTGCACTTAATTGATTTAAAACTCTTCCATATTGCTCTCCATATTGCTCTTCTAATCCTTGAAGATAACCTATTTTATTTAATGGATCTTGATTTTCGTAATCTCTTACAAGATTTTTAGCAAAACTTTCTGGTATTACTTTTACAAGTGATGGATCAATTTTCATATCTTCTTGTGCTTGAACAACAGAGTTTACATATTTTTGAAATAGTTTTTGTTTTTCTGGTGATCCTTCTGGTTCATCTTGATAGTTATTAAATAAATTTCTAACAGTAGAGTTATGTGTAAGTATTAATGTTGCAGCATCTTCTTCAATAAGTTTATTTTTATCTGCTAAAAAATTTTGTGCTTTTGTTTTATATTTTAAATCTTCAGCATAGTTTCCAGAACTTAAGTTCCAACTATCATATATTTCATTTTCAGTACCAACTTCAGCATTCATTATTTGTGATTTAACATCAGAAAGTTTTAATGTATTTTTTTCTGTAAGTATAAAATTATTGTATGTTTCAACTCCAAATATCTCTTTAATAGCTGGTTTATTTATATCTAATGTATCTCCATTTTCTAATGCTTTAATATAGTTGTCTACTTGTTTTGTTAGTATTGGAGCTGCTTCTAATTTAATATCTTTTAATAAATCTTCTCTAGTTTCTAAATTTAAGTTTTCATATTCACCTGTATTTAATTTTCTAAAAGTTTCTACAGGATCATCTACTGAATCTCTTTTAGCTGTAAAGTAAGCTATCTTGTTTGGTATGTTTGCAACTTTTGCTTCATATTCTGCAATGTTAATTATTCCATCTTCAAAATCACTTTTATATAATTTAGTTAAGTCTGCTGGTAATGTTTGTATTGCTAAACTATTATCTCCACTTGCAGGATATAATACGTCTGTCATAAGACTTTGCTCTTTAGCTTCTGAAGCTAATAATCTAGAATTTATTAAATTTTTATGTACTGCATTATCTACTGCATATATTTTTTTTTGTTCTTCCATTAAATAATTATTTGAGAACAATGTTTTTATATTTGAGTTAGATGCTTGAGATTCAAATTTAGTTCTAACCAATTTACTTTTTTCCATTAAAAAAGCATTTGCTTTATCACCATCTTTCATATTAGATGCTTCTTGAACATAACCATTTAACTCAACTACAGCTTGGTTTTCTAATTCCAATGCTTCAGTTTTATTTTCAGCATTTTTTCTTTTAACTCCATACTCACTTACTTTTTTAGTTATTGGTGCTAAAGAAGTAGCCAGGTTATCTTTTAAACTCATTTGAATATTTGTTTGAGCAGAACCTGTTTCAGTTGTCATTGTTCCTTTAGATGTAAATACTGGAAGTTTAGGCATTATACTGTTGTTCCTTTAGACATAGTTAGTAATGATGTACCTGTTGAAGCTATTGTTTGTATTTGAGCAAATTTTGCAGATTGTTGTGCCATATCACCTTTGATTCTAGCAAAACTAGCTTGTTCAATTTTATTAGCTACTGCCATTTTAGAATTATATTTTATTAAATTTTCTTGTAGTATTTTTTCTTTTTCATTTGATCTAGCAACTCTTAAAGCAGATCCACCATAAGTAGCACCAGACTTTGCAGTTGCAACTACAGTTTGACCTCTTAATTTTATAAACTCTTTATCAAATTGTTTTAAATCAAATTCTGTTTTTCTTTCTATTGCTGTAGCTTGTTGTTCTAAAACTTTTGCGTTTCTGTCATTAACAGCTTCATTAAAGTCTCCAATAGCACCTTGAGATTTGTATTGAGCAACACCCATTGCTCCAACTACTGCTGCTTGCCATCCCATTAGAATAACCTCGCATACATATATTGATCTGAACCATCAAAACCAAATTTTTTCATTAATCCTTCTTCCTCTAATCCTAACCATTTAGCAAATTTTAAACCAATTGTATAGTCAGCTCTTATAGCACTTTGAACTCTATTGATATTATTTTCTTTAGCAATTTTTGCAAAATCTTTTTTAATAGCTTTCGCTACAAGTAAAGGATGATCTAAAGTATCTTTGGTAGCCAACACCCAACCTTCTGCAACACCATTCCAAATTATTTTCATACCTGCAGCAAAAATAGGTTTGCCATCAATCATACCTGTAAATGCTAAATTATCTTGTTCTAAATTCATTGCGTTACCTTCAAACTCCATATCTTTATCCATCAATACATGGTTCATTTGTTGTTTCATTATAAATTTACCATGTTCACCTTTATATTTGACAATATTTAATATTCTATCCATCGTTTGTTTGAAGTTTAGGATATAATGATAATATAGTCAAAGGTAAGGGTTGTGCTTGTCTAACAAATATAAAACCATCTGTTTCATAATTACCTCTAAACTCTATATCTTTATCTCCTGTAAATACATTAACACCACTATCCATAGGATTAGCTGAAGATCTAAATGGTATTCGTTCCATATTGTTTAGATCTGGACCAATCTCAATACCAATACTTTCATAAAGTCTAGCAGTAATTTCATAAATTCTTTTAGTCTTACTTTGTGATGTACCATTGTCTGCACCAGCATCTATTCTCATTGTTTGTAATAAAGAAGTATAAGGTAAACCAACTTTAACTTTTGTAGATGATCTATCCAATATAATTGCACCAGAGCTTACAGTTTTATTTGGATGTGTTGCACCATCTGCAAGTATAGAAATTTCTTCACCTTCTAAATGATCTAAGCCAGATATAGTTGTTGTTGCAGATCCATCGTAAGCTAATTGAGAATCTAAATAATTAAATGATGTATCATCTGTTTCATCAAAATCTAAATTATGTAAATACTCTACATATCTTTTTGTAGCACCATTGATTGTTCTTTTTATAATAACCCAAACTTGATACTCTGAATTATCTGTTGGTAATACTTCAACACTTTCACATACTGCGTTACCACTACTAAATGATCCACCAAATATATGTCTGTGCCAAGCAGTTACTTGTTGTTCTCTTTGATAAGTAAATCCTAAAAGTTGACCATCAGTTCTAACACACCAAATAATACTATTAGGTTCTTCTTGGTATGCCATTTGTGTAATACCAGATTCAGTAATGTGTTCTGCAAGAATAGTTAAGTCTGGAGCAACATAACCATCAACATCAAAGTTGTAAGCTAGTTCTCTAATTTTTCTTTTAGCACGTTGTAAAAATAATGTTGCGTTACCTACAGCAATACCATCTACATTTGCTGCACCATGATTTGATTGTTTGTTAATTAAAATATTTGTTGGAGTAATAGCTTCTCCTACACCAGCTCCATTAACTGCAAACTCACCACCTGCTGTACCTATAATTAATGTTCTAGTTGCTGTTAAGAATCTAATTGCATTAACTTGGTTTGACGCAATCGTATAAACAATAGCATCATCATCAGCTACTGTTTCGTGATACTTATCATCAAAGTTTTCGTAGTCTGCCGATCTTGAAAAGAATAAAGTTTGAGGTTGAGTAGTTGTTCCAGCAAATACTAATCGTTGTTCAAAAAAAGTAACACAAGCTGGATAACCTGTAGTATCACTAAATGATCCTAATGCAAAATCTGTAACAGCAGATGAGCTAATACCAAGATCTATAATTACAGTTCCCACTACAACAGTAGTAGAAGTAACACTTGTTATTTTTAAATGACCATCTTTAACATGAAGTAGTCTACCAACATCTGTAGATAAAAAACCTTGATTAGAATTAATACCTGTTGTCGAAGAAAAAGTTACAGTTGTTGTTTGACCAACAGATTTATGAGATGGATTAGCAGTAGTTGTTTCTACATTGTGATCCATGAATGGTCCATTAAGTATAATGTCATCAATTAATGTCCAGTTAGTGTGACCAGATCTAGTTAATTTTTTAGGAGCATGATTAGGATGACAGATGTACATAGTGTCTGCAGATTGAGCAAACTTAATATCAAATAGTTCTGCTTCTAAATAAGGTGAAGATATTTCATAAGCTGAACCACCAGATAATATCTGACCATTGTCTTTATAGAATCTAATGTATTGATTACCAAACTCTAACATATAAGTTTGTACTGTTGAAAATTCAAAAGCAATTAATCTAGTTTTTTTTGTACTATCTTTTACTTCTGCAACAAACTGTGTACCAGATCTTCTTGATGCTGAACCATGAGGATATACAATCATGTTCTCTAAAGTTTTACATCCAGAATTATATTTAGCTAAATCATTTCTACCATCTAATCTTGGTGATAATTCACCACCAGTAAAATTGGTTAGCTGAACAGCAACTCTACCCATAGGTTAGTACCTTGAGTTTATGAACGAAGAAGATCCAATAACATCTGATTGACCATTGTCTGGATTTGTACTTTGACCTTCAGTTGCGTCTACGAATCTTGCTTCTCTTAATTTGTCTTGAAATAAATTATACATATTTTGTGTAGTAGGATTAGATGAAGTTACAGCATAAGCAATGTCTGCTGCTAATGATGCTGAAATAGTTTCTCTTAATAATTCATCATACTGATTAGGATCTTCTATTCTAGCTATGTATTGAATTTTTAATGTACCATGATTTGCTAAAATTTTTCTACCTTCAACTTTATAATCATAATCATAATTTAAAATTGTAACTACTCTCAAACAATCTGCAGGTAAAGTAAACTGATATGAAAAACCCCAAGAAGGAGTTTCAGTATCTTTTGCAAGTTCAACTCTTTTAGTTAAACAATTCCAAAGATGAGATCTAAATAAACTATCTCTAACTTGTGTATATCTTGCATTACAAAGTCTTGCGTTTTTTGAATCTTCTGTAAGTGTTAAGATTGTTGATGCACCAAGTTGGTTTAATGCTCCATTACAAATATCTACTACTGATGCCATATTACTTCCTTATAATATACTTACGTCTTATTTGTCTATCTTTTTCTAACGCAAATATTTCTTCTGTTGTTCTACCTTCTTTTGTGTCAAAACCATAATGATTTTTACCATCATTCTTAAATCTATCTACCAACACATATCTGTAGACATGATCTCCCTTTTTAAAATGTAATACTGTTTTTAATTCTTTTATTTGTTTCATGCACTCTAGGGGGTTTCCACTCTCGCTTCCACCCCCTAAAATTTATTTACTATGCTTCGTGAGCCTGTACTTCTACAACCTTAGCTTCTTCCATTCTAGTTGCACCAAATGCAGCAGAATAGTAAACTTGAGTTGCGTAGCCTTTATCAGATCTCTCATCGATTCTAGCAGTAGAATCTTTACCAACAGCTAATGCAACACCATCAGATACGAAAGCGATACATTTTCTTTTGCTTGAAGCAATAGCTAGTCTGTTAGTTACACAGAAGTTGAAACCTAAGAAAGAATTAACATCACCAGATGCTAATGCTTTTACTGTGTTGAAATCACTTGAAGTCACTTCAGTAGTTCCTAATAGATCAGAGATCTGTTTTGGAGATACGATGATGTGTCTCGGTAGTGAAGGATCAACATCAGCAAGATCTATGATTTCTTTCGCTTGTCTTAATTTAGCGATAGTTAAACCAGCAGTTCCAGCTTCAACGATTTTTTGACCAGCAGGTAAAGCAACAGCAGTACCACCAGCAACACCTGTGTCAGATGAACCGATTGCAGCAGCGATGATTGCATCATCCATAGCTCTACCCATTGCATAAGCAGCAGCTTGTGCATAGCTAGAAGTAGGATCTACTAACATTCTTACTTTATCTAGATCATCAACAAGATCTGCAAACTCATAGTCTACCAAGCTAACTCTTCTTCTTGAGTGAGGAGTATCAGCTTGTGGAGTGTCTGAGTGTCTAGTTGATCTTACTGTAGCAGTAACGCTTCCGATTTGATCGAAGAATGCGTTCTTACCAGTTACAGATTCTAATCTTACTTTATCTCTAAGAAGAGAACCTTTTTGTTGTGATAACATTTGTATGTTTGAACTATATTGTTCTACAAATGCTTTTGTTATTTCAGTTGACATATTATGTCTCCTATTATTGTTAAGTTAATGTTAAAACAAAACAGAGACGTTCTCAGAAAACCTGGCTTCTCTTGGATTTAAAGTCTTTTAGACTACAAGTCTATTCCTTGTTGTCAGTAAGGTTCTTACGAATTGTCTTACTTTTCTTAGACGAATTTTCATTCGTCTTAGAAACCCATGTATAATATTTTTCACAGCTTGGCAAGGGATCAGATTTTATTTTTTCTGATCCACTTTCCAATACCATTCTTAATATTTCTAATCTTATTTCTTCTTTATTCATTAAGCATTGTTCTCAAAGTAAATACTTGTTGAACCACCTTATCATGTTCTGGGTGAGCTTTATTCCAATATGGACCATCTCTATCATTAACAATAGAACTAATTTCACTTTGGTAGTCTCTTCCAGATGTTGAGTTTTCTTCTGCAGTACCAATCATTTTATCTTCAGACATAAGATTAGCAATGTTTGCAAAACCTTTAATAACTGAAGGATGATCTCCTAAACGAGTACCATCTTTTAGTTCCATGTTTAGTATTTTTTCATCCATGTTTGCTTTAGCAACTCCTGCAGCTTTTTTTAAATTCTCATCAAAAGATCTACCCCATTCTTTTCTGAGTTCAGCTTCTGCATTTGCTTGTGCAGTTTCTGTATCTATTCTTGCTTGTTGCTCAGAACCTTCCATAGAATTTTTATAATATTCCAGGATACCTTGAGCTTGTTTATTATTTAAACCTAGCTTGTGAGCATTCTCTGCAAACGATTTAATTGTACCTTCATCTAATGGAACTACTTCAGATTTTACATCTAGTTTATATTTATCTGGAGATTCTGGTCTGCCAAGTTTATCATAAACTTCACTCCATTGATCGTCTGTTGAGTTTTGATTTGGTACAGCAACTTTATCTTGACCAATCATTCTAGTTGCGTTGATATAGCTTTTAGCTAACGCATCTATTTCAGTAAATTTAGAAATGTTTGGATCTTCTCTAAACTCTTGTGAAATTGAATCTTTCCAAGTTGAAGGTGTTGAATTATTTGTTGTTGCTATAGTTGGTGCAACTGGTTCTGTAGTTT